TATAATAGATATTACTAACAACATTTCAATCAAAGTAAATCCTTTATTTTGAAACATAGGCTTCACCATCACTTATTCTTATGGCAAGTCCTGAAGGACAAACAGCTTGTTTTTCCTTTAAATAAGGATGGCTGCCAGAAGTTAATTGAGACATACTAGTTGGTAATTCTCCATGCTCGATTTCGTATCAGGCACGTTAAAACATACTTTTTTATATAAATTCATATTTTAATAGAAAAATGTGGAGAAATTGCTCTCCACATAGACATTTTATTTTATATTTCTTTATACCTTTTTATACTTCTTTATTTTAAAGTTGCGGAATAATTGCGTAATCAGCTATTACTGCGGAATGTATTTTTGATTTTTTTCTCTGAAAAGAAATCATTTATTACACTATCAAAAATATCTACTGCTTCATCATCCATTTCAGGAGTGAATGTTACATATCTATCTAAGGTTACTTGAACTGAGGCATGACCAAGTCTTCTTGATACTGCTTTGACATTTGTTCCAGCTTCTAGTGCTTTAGTTGCATAGAAGTGTCTCAATGTATGAAATCTAAATTCCTTGTTGTATGGTTTAAGCTTCTTTTGGATATTTCTTCTAACATAGCTAGGTCGCTTTAGATAACCTTTTGAATCACTACACACATATTTACCCCCTCCAAATGTTTTACCGTAGAGAAGGGCGAATTTATCCAAATTAGACTTATACTTTTTTAACATTTCTATCAAATCATTAGAAACTTTAATATTTCTAATCGATGTAGGGGTTTTTGTTGCAATTTCATGAATACCACCAATTTCACTTATTTGCTTATTGATATCTAATGTGTGCTTTTTAAAATCAACATCATCCCATGTCAAACCGAATATTTCAGAGCATCTTGCACCAGTGTAAAGAGCAATGTAGAAAGAAATGTATTCTGGATCAGTTTCATGGAATAGGGTAGGGATTAGCCTCAAGGTATCTTCATCTGGTAATTCATAATTTAAACATTTATCTTTTTTATATTTTTTCTTCCTGATATAGAGATATGGATTATTAGCTATAAATCCTTGATCAAATGCTAAACGAAGCATTTGTCCTAAAACGATATGAACATTTTTCATAATGTATTTAGTTAAGCGCTCAGATGCTTCTGTAATAAAGTTTTGAACCACCATGACATTTATATCTTTTAAATATAAATGTCCTAAACAAGGCTTAATATGATTGTTGTAGACCCCTGTATATCCATGCATTGTATTTTCTTTTAATGATTTGTTTGTTGCTTCATTTTTCAACCAATAATCATACAGTTCGTTTACAGTCATTTTATTTTGAAGATTCTGATAGCCCATTCGATTATGCGCATCAAGCTTGATTTTTAAATTTTCTTTTGCTTCTTTTAAAGTAGCCCCATAAGCATAAATTCTTTTAGGATTCCCGTTTTCGTTTTTACCAACAACTTCATTTACTTCATATGTATATTTACCATCTTTTTTCTTGATTTTTCTTGCTTTTGACATAAATCACGTCTCCTTTCGTATAATAAAACGCCTATGGTGTTAAACAGGCGTAATATATTTAATTAAGCTTCAATGCTTTTTCTTTTTCAAAAGCTATAATCATTTCAGTTATATCAATCATATCTTCAGGACTGACAGTATGATCAACAGCTAATATTGAATTTTCATAGACATCTATATAATCATCTAACATTTCAGGATGATTATCATAAATGTAATCTAGGTTTTTATCGTGGTTGGTTTTCATATTATTGTTTCTTTAGTTCAACTACTTTGCTGACACCTTGCATAGAAGCGGTAAATGAAAGAATATCATTTTTATATGTAAATTCTTTTGTATCATCATTTGAAGCTAATAGTGCATTTTTAGTTTTTTCATGGTCATTATTAGATACCCATGAATATTCACTATTGGCAGTAGTAGGAGCATCATATGAACCAACCCAATAAGTTGCTTTTGTTTTTCCTTCATCCGTCACCCAATCGATAGAAATAACGTTATCAGAAATTGTAGCTTCCATCCATGTGCCCTCATTTTCATCTGATTTCCAAGTCCCTGTTAAATTTAAAGGTTCTTTCTTTTCTTCTTTTTTTGTTGTAGTTGTTTCTTTAGATGTTGTTTTGTCTTTTGGATCGCTATTTCCACATGCAGTTAGAGATAGAGCTAAAGCTCCAATTAATACTAGACTTAATAATTTTTTCATTTGTTTTTCCTCTTTTCTTATTTTTTTTGAATTTTTCTTTTTCTAGGTTTAAATACATAACCTCTTTCGATTTTTTTCTTGTAATCATCTATCCATTCATCAACAAGAATTTTATTATCATCGTGATGATAAACATTGTCTGAATATGATTTTTCATCATAAGGTTCATACCATTTTGTGTCTTTATATTTTTCTAAGATTTCTATTGATTTATCAATTCTATTCATTTTCATATATATTCTTGATACTTGCCCGGGTGCCCATGAATAGTATGGAGCAAGAGTATACGCTTTTTGAAAAGCTAATAATGCATTTTGATAGTCATATTCTCCTTCATATGCTTCTCCAAGCCATGATAATATGGTTGCAATGTGAAAATTCATAGCATCAAAGTTACTCATTTTATAGAGTGAAATATAAATAGGATCTATTTTTATGAACCGGTCTTGATACAGTTCATTTGTAAGATAGTTCAAGAATATTTCTATACTTTCTTTTCTATGAGATACTCTTGAATTGTGATATGCCTCACATAAATAATATCTGCTTTGAGGAGTGTTGTATTTTTTTAAAAGATTTATAGCGTAATCTAAACGTTCTTGCCTTGAAGAAAAACTATCTATAATTTGTGGCGATTTATCACTCAATAAATCGTGTCCGACATAATCAACATTAATTAAATCTTTTGCGATGCGTATTTCCTCTGTACACATAAAACTTCCTCCTAAATTTTCTCATTCAGTGAATACCACACTTTAAGCGGTATTCCTTTTTCTTTAACTAAAAATTCTATATTTTCTATTTCTTTTATATTATGTAATTCATTATGCAGTAGTAGACGACAAGCAAATTCATTTGCTTCTCTTTCTAAACGAGTTTTATAGACTCGCCTTAGAAAATTAAAACTGATGTCTTTATCAAAATGCAGAACATAGTGTCCCAATTCGTGTGCTATAAGAAAATTTTCATACGCACAATCTAAATCACTTCTTACAAATATGTAGCCTTTAGAATCAACAATCATCAGTCTTGAATCTAAAGTTTTTGCTTTGAAATCTTGGTATTCAATTGAAATATCAAGATGATCTACAAGCTCTTTAATGTTTGAAGTATTATATTTTTTAATTAAATCTTTGACTTTATATTCTATATTCATTCATAAGCACACTCCTTAGATATTATTTGTGCTTTCTAGATATAATTTTCAACATATCAGCAATATCATCTGCCATCTCCATTATTTCATCATCAGACATATTATCTAAATCGTATCCACCAAAATCAGCTACCATGTCTTGTTTTAAAATGAAGCTTAATGCTTCTTGTGGGGTAGAAAAATTCATTTGTGATTCATTGAACTCTTGTTTAGAATCACTTCTACCTAATAGATAATCAATTGTTACATTAAAAGTGTCTGCAATATTTTCCAAAGTTTCATAGTCTGGTTGTCTATCTCCACGTTCCCATTTACTTATTGAACCATTAGAAACTTTTAATAAATTAGCTAACTCAGTTTGATTTAATCTTTTTTGCTCTCGTAATTTTTTTAATCTCATTGCAAATGTTATTTTATTTACCATTTTTTATATGCCTCCTATATAGACAAATTGTCTAATCTATATATAAAGTATAATATATTTGGACAAATTGGTTAATATATTTGGACAAATTGGGCAAAAATTATTGACAAATGGACAAACTGTAGATATAATAAGTTTGTAGTTGGACGATATGTCCAAAATTGGAGGTGATTATTATTGCAGTTGTCAATTATAGACGATATTACGGATATACTCAGCAAGATTTCGCTACTCTTATCGGAAAAGATAGAAAAACGTACTGTTTAAAAGAAAATGGACGTATTAATTTTTCACCGCAAGAGATGCTGATAATTAGAAATGAGTTAAGAAAATTTGATAATACTCTAACAATAGATCAAATTTTTTTTACTTCTAAAATGGACAAAGTGTCCAATTCTAATTAAAACATTATCCATTTCGTCTTAAAGCACAAACATATTTTAACTGATATTTAATAAAGTTTCCTAAAAAGACACTTTATTAAATACAAGAATTTGGAGTTTAAGAAAGGAGAAAAAAACTATGGATGAAACAAGAGAACGATATCTAGAAAGAATTATTAATGGTTCAACAGCTTACATCAATGTCAAAGAAAGAAGAGAAGAAAAAACAACAGAACAAATCATTAATGATTACGTTGGTGTTCTAAATCAAATTTTAGAAATTCTAAACATGGAAACTTTAGAAGATGAAGAACTTCATTATGTAAAACATTCATTAAGAAAAAGGTTTGAAGGTTCTATCTTACTTGGAATTTAGGAAAGGAGAGGTAATCATGGCAAGAGAATTGTATGGTCCGCTGTTTTCAGTTAAAAAAGCTGCAAATTATCTAGGAATCGGAATAACTCGTACTTATAAGCTTGTTAACACAAATATTTTGAAAAGTATCAAGGACAAAAATGGTTCGTTGATTGCTAAGAGCGTTCTTGATGATTACATCGAAGAACAGTACCACAAGAACGCAAGTTCTTAAAAATTAAATAAGTAATTACTGGTCATCAAGGAGCCAATCTCAAAAGCCTCCGATAACAAAATAACATTGATGATTTACTAACTACAGACATAAAAAAGAACTAATACCATACAAGTTTTTATTTAAAGAGGTTGGTTCCTTGATGGCTGGTAATGGAAAGGAAAAAGAAAATTTATGAGTAAAAATTCATTAATTATCATGTGCTGTATTTTGTTTATTGTCATTGCAGTTTTAGTACACATGTTAAAGGAATTCAAATGGTATCAAAAATCCTACTATGAATTGGCAAATAAGATTGCCAAAGATAGAAGGGATAGAAAAATGCTGATTCGTGCGGATAGAGAAATGATCAAGAGTGAAATAGATAAAAAATTTCTAGCAATTCTTAGAATTTCTCAAAGAGAAGATTATCCAAGAAATCGTTTTGAATTGGGCTATGAATCAGGAAGATTTGAAGTAGAAGTTAAAAACTTATTTCTATCAGGTGGCCTTACAACACATGAAGAAAAGTTTCTTAAAAAATGTGAGTACATTGCAATGTTTGAAGTGAACGAAAAGGAGGTGTAGTTATGAAGTTATCTGGAAGAGGTCTTGCAACAACAATCATCATTGCATTAGCTGCTGGTCAGTTATGTGTAATTGGCTTAAGAAATTTCTTGGATTTTATTTTCAGATAAAAAAATAACAGCACTTAAAAAAGTACTGTTAAATCAAAAAACCAAAATAACCAATAACAATTATAACCAATCAAAGGAGAAATCGCAATGAAATTATCGAAAAAAGGTGCAGTTACTCTAGCAACAGCATTAGTAGTATTCCTTGTTACTACTGGTCTAATGCTATCAAGAGTTAAAGATTTAGAAAGTTCATATGATGAACAATCAAAGCAAATGCAATTATTGAAAGATGAATACAATTCTCTTTCAAATGAGTTATCGGCTGAAAAGTCAGAGAGAACTAAATATCAAAGATTGTATGATGAAGTTTCTATAAGAAATGAACAATTAGAAGCTGAACTTGAAAATTGAAGATGTCTTGGCCAATTTACTGTTACTTACTATTGGCCCAGGAGAAGATCAATACGGTCGTTTAACTTCTACAGGTGCTATTGCTGAAGAGGAAAGAACTATTGCAGTAGATCCTTCAATTATTCCATATGGTTCCATAGTCTTGATTAACGGCAAAGAATACGTGGCGCAAGACTGTGGAGGAGCGATTAAGGGTAACAAGATAGATATCTTCGTTGACAGTCCAAAAACGCAAAAGTACACAGTAGAAATCTATATAAAAAGAGAGGAATAGAATATGACAAAAAAAGATTTAGAAGACATCATCCAAACCGCAAAAGCTGCAGGTGCAGATGTCAAGGTTGTTCAAATTGGTTCAACTGAAAAGGAAACAGATGAAAGACCAGCAATACCATTACTTAAATTAGAATTAAGCATCAAGAAAGATGGAGATGCACTTTCGGTATTAGCTGATGCTGATTGGAACATCTTAGGAAGTCTTTTCTTAGAAATGGCTCCAATCAATATTGACATTGAAAAGGTTAAAGAAATGTTTACACCGGCTAAAAATGCTTTCATGCATTGCAGTAATGAATTGGATAACTATATCCAAGAACAATTTAAAGGAGCTTTAGAGGATGAAAAAGAAAGAATTAGAAGAAAGAGTTGCTGATTTAGAGAGTTCAATCATTTGCATGGAATGTAAGGATCATCTAGACAGTGATGATTATCTTCAACTTGGTTATCTCAATCAGGAATTAGCACAATGCAAAAAGGATCTAGAAAATGGAAACTACGAACTATGAGGAGTTTTTTCCTAATTGTAATGTCGATTATGTGAAAGATGAAAAACATTGGCATCAATTAAGAGGAAAAGGAATTGGTGGTTCTGATGCAGGAATTGTAATGAACGTCAATAATTACAAGACTCCCTATGAATTGTGGGAGGAAAAGACAGGTGCTAAAAAGCCTGTATTTCAAACAAGTGAAGCAATCGAAAAAGGAAATGCATTGGAACCTATCCTCATTGAATTGTTCGGTGTCCTTTATAAAAACAAGTTTGAATTGATTGATACGAAAGATATTAGTTTATCAAATAAGAAATATCCATTTTTAAGAGCTAATTTAGATGGGGCAATGATTGAAGTTGCAACCAAAGAAAAATGGGGATTAGAGATAAAATCAACGACCATCCAAAATGGTGCGATGTTAAAAGAATGGGCAAATGATCACATTCCAATTACTTACTATTTCCAGGTATTGCATTACATGATAACCACTGGATTAAGGCATTTTGTCTTATATGCAATTCTTGATATTCCGTGGGCAAATAATGGTGCAGGGAAGCAAGAAACAAGAGTTGTTTATCTTCACTATGATGATTTGGTGCTAGATGCAAAATATCTATTTAAAACGGAGTTGTGGTACTGGAACTTAATCGAAACACAAACACCACCACCGTTCCTTGAAAACAGAAACAAAGAATTAAAAGAAGTCAGTTAGAAGGGACCTAAGAGAAATGCTATTTTGGAAAGCTATTATTTCTTTGTTATCGATAGCAGTTACTTTACTTGAAATATCATGTTTGCTTAACAACGCATATAAAACTATCAAAGATATGCGTATTTCCAAACATGAAAATGTAGAGCTGGTAATTACAACTATCATATTCATTTGTTTATTTGCTTGTTGGTGTTATGCGATAAGCAAGTAACCCATTTAAACCAAATATTATTTAATAAAAACTAAAAGAAGAAAGGGGAGTCTATATGAATGAACTATTAAAAGTCAATTATGACAATGACCGCATTACATTGTCTGCAAGAGAACTTCATAAGTTTTTAGGAGTTACTGAAAGATTTGGAAATTGGTTTGAACGTATGAACCAATATGGATTTCAAGAAAGCATTGATTATTTAGGGCGTAAAGTTTTTAACACCCAAGCTCATCAAGAACTTCAAGATTATGAAATCACTCTCGACATGGCAAAAGAAATTGCAATGATCCAACGAAGTGATAAAGGAAAAGAAGTTCGCCAATACTTCTTGGAATTGGAAAGAAGATGGAACAGTCCTGAAGCTGTAATGAATAGAGCACTTGAGTATTCAAGAAAACAAGTAAAAGCTTTGATGGAAGAAAAACAAGGTTTGATTGAAGAAAATAAAGAATTGAAACCTAAAGCTCTATTTGCTGATGCAGTAAGTGCCAGCAATGAATCAATCTTGATTGGTCAGTTGGCAAAGCTTATCAGACAAAATGGCTATGAAATTGGTCAAAATCGTTTGTTTGAGTGGATGAGAGAAAACGAATATCTAATTAAAAAGGGTGAACGTTACAATCAGCCAACACAAAAATCAATGGATCTTGGATTGTTTGAAGTCAAAGAAAGAACAATTACTAATCCAGATGGAAGTACAAGGATTACATTGACTACTAAAGTAACAGGTAAAGGTCAAGTGTATTTCATAAATAAGTTTTTATCGTAGAAGGGAGAAGGAAAAAAATGAATGAGTTTCAATCAGGGCTACTCAATGAATTGGTAGCTGTAAAAATTACAACCAAAGAAGAATTTGAAAAAGTAATCAATTTCTTATCAATCAATAACTGCTTTCTTGTGAATGGAGAACCAGTTGTAAAGCTAACATATCCAGGAGATAAAGCATTTGTCATTTTAAAACAAGATAACGCAATCTTCTGGCAACCGGCTAACCAAGAACTTGATGAACGTTATAAAGTTGTCAACGTCATCGAATTCTTTAGACCAACTGGAGAAAAAAATGTTATTGAAGCAAAAGCTGAAGTTATTGAAGAACACGTTGACATTGATGAAAAACACCTTTCATTAGAAGTTCAAAAAAGACCAGCAAATGAAGCGATTGTCTCAAATATTGATGAAATGGTCAAATTGATTCCAGCAATTGAAGCTAAAAAAGGTGTGGTTGTAGATGAAAAGAACTACAAAGATTTTGTTAAAGCTAAAACTGGAATGGTTCCATTATATCGCTCGTATGCTAAAAAATTAGAAACTGAAAGAAAAGCAGTTAAAAAAGCATACATTGAGCCTTATCAAGAATTTGAAGCAAAGGTAAATAAAGTTGTTAAAGTTTTAAATGATACTGCAAGTGTTGTGGCTGAAAATGTGGATGTATTTGTTCAAAAGCAAAAAGAAGCTCTTAGAAAAGAACGTCAAGCAGCTATTGATCAACTAAAAGAAGTATTAATTTCTAGAAAGATGATTTCAAAGGAATATGCTGATCAGTTCGTTTTTGATGAAAAATGGCTTAACGCTTCAACATCCAAAAAGAAATTTGAAGAACAAGTTGAAGCACAATTCAATTCTTTAATGGAAAAAGAAAAGAATGACAAATTGAATTTAGAAATGGTTGAAAAAACAATCATCAATGCATGTCTTATTGCAAATGTTGATGAAAAGCTTATTTCAAGAGAAAAATATCAAGCTCTTTTAAATACTGAAGGTCTTCCTAAAGTAACTGTAATGATTACTGATGAAGTAGACAACATCAAAAAGCAATCACAAGCGGTTGCTCAACAAAAAGAAGCAGAACTTCAACATCAAAAGGAAGAGTTTGAAAAGAAACAAAAAGAAGCAGAACTTCAACATCAAAAAGAGTTGGAAGCAGTCAAAAAACAAGCTTCTCAAACAGTTGAAAATCAACCTAAATACACACCAATTAAGCGTGGTGATGAAACGATTGCTAACGTAAATGATAAGTATATCGTTACTGAAATCAAGCAAACGCCTGAAAAGTTCCAAGGCAGAACATGGAAGAAAACATTTGAATTTGAAGGCGATTTAGCAGCTCTTCAAATGTTGAACAGATACATGGATGTAATTAAGAACATCAATCCAACATTCAATTTCGGTGAAGTGAAGCTAACTGAAAAAGAATTAAGTGATCCTCAAACAGGAGTGGTCAATAAATATAACGTTAAAGAAATCAATTAAAGAAAGTTATGAGGTGAAATTATGAATAAGGTTTATTTAGATAAGGATGGAAAATTATTCGTTAATGGTCATGAAATTAAGGGAGTTATGTCTGTTTCATCAGAAACAGATTATCTAGGTACACAAATAGTTTTAAAGTTTGAAGGTGATTACAAATGCGATTTTATTTCATCAAGAAAAGGACATTCATTATCTGAACGTCCTAAGGAATAAACTTAGCGATAAAATCTGTAAGTTCTATCAAACCATTTTTAAATCTTTTTTCCATATAAATAATAGCATTATTTGTGAGAAGGAAGTCGCCACTTACCCACTCCTTAACAAAACCAATGGATTTTAATTCATCTAGAATGTCGCCAACATCTTCGATATTAAAATCTAAAATATATGGTTCTCGTTGCTCAAAGTTATTTTTAAATTGTTTTGATCTGTCTAACGAATAACCTTGAGCACGCCTTTCTAGGAATGTTTTATATGTAGAACATAAGAATTTATCAGCTAATTTTGTTAGCACTACTGACACTATTTCACCTCACTTTCGAGGTAAATTATAACACTAAACAAAAGGAGAATAATTAATATGGCAGTACAAAGTGTAATGCAACAAGCAACTAAAAATCCAGTAACAACTGGTATCAAAAAATTCAACAATTTAATCAATTCAAGCATCATGAGAACTAAAATCCATCAAATGGTTGGTGCAACTGATTCACAAGAATTTATCACATCAATTACAAGTGCGGTTAATACAAATCCTGCATTAGCTGAATGCGATCCACAAACAATCATCAGTGCAGCATTACTAGGGCAAAGTTTACATCTTAAACCTAGCCCTCAATTAGGCTATTTCTACATGGTCCCTTATAAAAACAAAAAAAAGAAATGTACAGAAGCACAATTCCAAATTGGTTATAAAGGATATCTTCAATTAGCAATCAGATCCAACGAATATGTTGATATTGATGCTATGGAAATTAGAGAAGGAGAATATAAAGGGCGCAATAAGTTAACTGGTAAGCCAGAGTTTGAATTTGTTCAAGATGATGATGTAAGAGAAAATCTGCCAGTAGTTGGTTACATGGCTTATTTTGAAATGAAAAATGGATATATCAAACGTTTATATTGGTCGAAAGAAAAAATGCTTAATCACGCTGATAAGTATTCACAAGCATTTTCTAAAGAAGCAACAACAGGACAATATCCTAAAGTTTCATTTGCTGATTATGAAGCTGGAAAATATGATCCTAAAACTGAATGGCAATATTCAAGCTTTTGGTATAAGAACTTTGATGAAATGGCCAAGAAAACAATGCTTCGTCAATTATTGTCAAAACATGCTTTATTATCAACTGAAGCGATTGAGAAAGCTGTCACTTCTGATAATGCAGTAATAGATGAAAACTTGAATCCTCATTTTGAAGATGAAAACATCATTGATGGAGTTGCAACTGAAAAAGAAACACCTCAAGCAATTGAAGCAAACACAGCTCCAACGATGCAAGATATCATCAAAGAAGAAAAACAAGCTGAAAAAGTTCCAGTTGATGACTTTGACCCAATGTCAATGTAGGAGGTAACAAGATGCAAGAAGAATACGTTATACTTCCTCGATCATTTACAAACACGAAAGCCTATAGAGATACTTATTCTCTATGGACTTTCACTTATCTATTGTTCAATTGTGATAATGATGGGCATCTAGAATTGAACATTAGAAATCTAGACTTGCCAATCAGTGAAAATAAATTCAAAGCATCATTGAAGAAGTTATATGATGAAGGATTGATTTATGGTGATACACAAGGAAATCATAGAGAGATCTATATAAGTGATTATCAAGAAAAGTATGTAGAATAAGAGGTTTAATCAATGGCTGAAAAAGAGGTAAAGAAAGGGTACACAGGATTTTCAAACGAACTAGTGAATGATCCTATTATTAAAAATTCAAAAGCATGGACTCTGTTTTCCTATTGCCTCTTTAAGGCTTATTTTGATGATAAGTATGGAGAGGCAGGAACCTTTACGACCACGCAAATAGAAATTGCCAATCATCTTGGATGGGGATATAAAACAGTAATTAAATTTATGAAATTCCTAAAAGATAATAAGTATATTGATTACCAAACTTCTAGTCAAAATACAGTAATAAAGGTGCTGAACTATAGAAAATGGAGAGGGTATTGATATGTAAAAATTACACAACCGTTATGTAAAAATTACACAACCGATATGTAAAAATTACACAACCCCTTTCTATATATAAACAATATAAACAATATAAACAAGAAAAAACAAGATAAAACAAGAGGGGTGTGTTGCACACTCACAGATAACAATCCTTCGCATACGACATTGCAGATTGCTATATATAGTAGCGCCCCTCCATTTAGTGAAAGGATTAGTTAAATTTGGAAAAAACGGAAATCAAAAAGATTTTGAAATTTTACAAAAATCTAAATCCATCAACACAATTAAATATCAATGATAGAGAAGTTATAGAAGTCTGGTGTGATGTGTTTATGGAGTACTCATATGAACAGGTAAGAAATGCAATTGTAGCATTTTCAAAAAAGAAACCTTTTGCTCCAAGCATAGGAGAAATTATTTCTAACATTGAAGTTCCTGATTACACAATTGAAAAGATTCCGCCCAACACAGTGATTATTCAGTTTGAAGATGAAGAATATGGAAACTTTCCATTTAGATTTTTAAATTCACAAGATGCTAAAGAATATTCCAAAAAGTTTCAAGAATGCAATTACGATAAAGAATCAATCAAGATCTTACATGAAGAACATGTTAGAAAACGAAATGCTGGAGTTCTTACATACAGGGGAAAAGCAAAGGCAAGATTAGAACAAAAACTTCAAAATCAAAATAACAAAGGAAGTAGAAGATATGATAAACAGAGTAGTTTTAGTTGGTAGGATGACACGTGATCCTGAACTTAGAAGAACTCAAAACGGTTCAGCAGTTACAAGTTTCACTTTAGCGATTAATCGTCCAAAGAGAAATGATGAAGAACAACAAGCGGATTACATTTCGTGTGTTACCTGGAACAAGGTTGCTGAAAATGTTGAAAAGTACTGTTCCAAAGGTTCGCTAGTTGGAGTTGAAGGTAGACTTCGTTCAAGATCATATGACAACGCTCAAGGTCAACGTGTCTATGTTACTGAAGTTGTATGTGATTCAGTTCAGTTTTTAGAAACAAAACCTAGAGACAAATATGAAGAACAACAATATCATTCACAATCAACATACAAACCAAATCAGCACCAACAACCAATACAAAATCAACAACAAGACAGTTTTATGAATGAAAATCCACCTTTCAACATTATGGAAGATGACATTCAATTCTAGTCTAAAATAAAAAACTCAAAATTTTCATTTCTAGCGAGTGTTTACTGTTAAGATGATTAACTTTACCAATTATCTAAAAATATTCGTTAGGATGAAGATTTGACCGCAAAAACAATAAATCAAACAAAAAGGAGAGATGAAAATGCTAATAAAAAAGGATGAAGAACCGTTTTTCTACAAATTTCTTTCAATTGCGAAAGAAATCATCGGAAAAAACAAGACTTACACACCAGTATTTTATGGTGATGATGAAAAGCTCTATTTAGTATGTAACAACTATGCTGCAGTTTATGACTTTCAAAGTAATTTGCTTTTAGATGATGAATTAAGAGAGTTTGGAAAAATCCCTTATGAACTATCACAATTACCTAACGGAGATATGAAATTGGCGAAAGCTGAACATTTCAGCTGTCAAGAATCATATTTGATTGCAGTTAGAAATTTCTTCAAGCATGCGGGTTACATGTCGAAAAAGGTTTTTTCTGTTGATAAAGGTGATCCTTACAAGATTCCAAAAATCGTTGAAGTGACACAAAGATGGATTTCTGAAGAAGATAACAAGATTTTGGACAAGATAGGATTTCCTGATATCTATATGTTGGATGCAGAACGTGACAATGAATTTATTACATTAGCTGGTGATTGGAACCCATATTATTTGGCAGCATGTGATCAAACCGAATTAAATGGTGGACAAACAACCATTACATTGACTGTTTATTTCAACATCAAAGATGACCCTAAGAAAAGTGCTGTTGATCAACAAACAATGGAACTTGTACAACAACCTACAAACTATGATGAATTCGAAAATGAAGATGTTGAAGAAATTGAAGATGAAGTGGTAGAAGATGACTATCAAGAAGAGGAACAATTGGATGCACTTCTTGAAGACACTGTTGTTCCAGAGGAGCTAGAAGATGACTTCGATCCAATGCTTGCTTGATTTAGGTATCAAAAATGATTACAAGAAATTTTGGTTTACCGTTCCAGGAACAATCGTTGGAAAAGGCAGACCGAGATTTACTACGCAAGGAAAATTCGTTAGAGCGTATACACCTAAAAAAACAAGGGATTACGAACAAAAAATAGCAATGTGCTATCGAAAAACTACAAGTTATCAAAGTGATAAAGCGTTGAGGGTGAAGATATTTGCATATAGAGGAATACCGAAATCAACCACCAAAAAATTAAGAGGTTGGCTATTAGATAAAACGTTTCTATGTACCGTTAAACCGGATATCGATAACATCATAAAAGTAGTTTTGGATGCACTCAATAATGTGGCATATTACGATGATATTCAAGTGTGTGAACTGGTTATCATTCGTGAATTTGCTGAAAATGAATGTTTAAAAATATGTCTAGAAGAAATTGGCGAAAGAAGGCCAAAATAGGAGGATAGAATTATGGGATTGTTTGATTTAGTTAGAGAAGAACAAGAAGCAAAGAAAAAAGCTGAGGAATCAGCTAAAAAAGATACAAAAGATGCAGTTGTTGAAGAAGCAAAAAAGGTTGAAGAAGCGCCAAAAGAAGCTGATCAACAACCTGCTCCAGTTGTAGAGGCTGAAAAACAAGCAACTGAAGAGGTAAAACAAGCAGCAGAACAACCAACCGAAGTTGTAGAAGAACCTAAAAAAGAAGAAAAACCTGCAGGTAAAAAAACACCTAAGAAAAAAGCAAGTACTGAAAAAACATACAAGTATCCATTCGGTGTCTATTCTGAAGGAAGATTGATTGATGTTTCTTCTTATGGGTTCGTAGAAGACCAAGATTACACTGAAAAGGAAATCACGGACATCATGTTAAAGCACAGACATTATGAATTTTCAGGAAAGATGGAGTACAACTTCATCAAAGATGACAATGTCTTAGTTGCAAATGCTGCACAACATAGAAAAGGGTAGGTGTTAAGCATGATCCAAAAGATAACTAAATATAAATTTTTTGTGATTGGAGTTGGTGGGACTGGTTCTCTTCTAGCAAGAGACCTCCCAAAGCTTCTTTTAAACACACCACATAAAATGATACTTCTTGATGGTGATGTAGTTGAATTAAAAAACATTGAACGTCAAGGATATCAAGCTCAGGATATTGGAGACAATAAAGCATTATCATTATCAAGAAAAATCAATTCTCTTTATCCAATCGAATGTGAATTTGATGATAAATATTGCACGTATGAAAGTTTATTGTCACTTATCAAAAATGATAGAACATATGTACCTGTAATCATTGGATGTGTCGACAATGATTCTACAAGAACGATCTTAGAAGATGTATTCAAAAGACTTGATAATGTAGTTTATATTGATTCGGCCAACAGCGATTATGAAGGGAATATCTATATCACAACTAAAAATAACGGTATCCAAAAAAGCAAGTTTAGAAGTCAATGCTATCAGCTTGATTTAGATAAACATCCGCTTGAAAAATCTTGTCAGGAGCAAGCAGCTGATGGAAATGTTCAATTTCTTGTAACTAATGCAAAAATGGCTGTATCAATACTAGAACATTGTAATGCATTGTTATCAAAAGAATTGAAAGAGGGTGTTCAAGTTGTCAATCGATTTGAGACAGTTTTTTACAACTGACTATATTCCTCATGAATTTAAAGGGAACAGTATAGAAAATTTTATTTTAAATCTTTTCAGTTTTCTTCCTCAAAATATCATAGATGAAGCAACTGAATATCTTGAAGATGATGAAGTAGCACAGGAAGAATTCATATATAAAGAATTTCTTATTGATCATCTATTTGCTGACATCATCCCTGATTACGGTTTGGAAGGTGTACTTTTAGCATCTTTCTTTAAAATGGATGATTTAATAATCAATAGTGATGATGCACTCATGAATCAATGGTATGACAAACAAAATAATGTTTTTGTTGAATTAGACAACAAATATGTTCCACAAGTCAAAAAAATTTTTGAAGATGCACCTTACCATACAGCAATAGACTGGTGTGAATATGGAGGTGGCTATGACGATTATTCAATGGAAATTACTAGGTTGAGACTTTCACATATACGTTTTAAAAATAAATCATTGGCCAGAAAATTCAGAAAACTTTATAAAAAACATTATGAAATAAGGGCTATGCTAGATGAATTTAATTTTGGGTTTAAAAATGGTCAATTAATTAATTGGTGTGTTTCTAACATGGAATGTGATGGCTATGAAGTATTTGAAACTGATCTTTCGGTTTTGAATGATGCAGTCAATATCTTAGGAAATGCTTCAGGAAAAATGAGAAATGAAACCGAAGAACTTGAATTCATTCTCCATGCTCTATCTGAAATCCCGTCTAAACGTATGAATATAGGAAATTTAATTGAAGAACTTATTTCTTCTTTGAAATCGAATGAGGAGGTAATCATGTAATGAAAGAAGTGATTATGAGATTTTCAAATGTTCATCCTGATGTTGAATTATGTATCAAGAGAAACAAGAAAATTATCTTTAAAAAACTTTCGATTGATGAAGTAATGATGCTGATCAATCAATGTGCATCTCAAACCATTTTCAGTAGAAAAGTTAACTTATTGTCTCAAAATATTATTGGAATGGGTCCAGAATATACAGTAATCAAGCAAGAAGAACACATACAGTATGTAACATTCAACACAACAACATACAAGATTAATTTTCCTAATTCAATTTATGTTGTTAAGCATGATGGTAAAAAAATCAAAAGCATACAGAATTATTGCTATAAGAAGTATGAAGGTGGTAACACCGAACTTTATGATTATGCTATGCCTAATGTTTTGTCAGGAAATATGCTTTGTATTGGTAGTGCAGATAGAACGATCAGAAACAATGATATTGAAGGAGCATTAAATAAGATCATTGCTACACCTTACTCACACGCTACTTTTAACGGAATCAATGGATTTTCGACAACTGTTGCTTATTTTGAATACCTTGAAGCAAATCCATTTCCTTACAAATTATTAAGAAAGTTAAACAAGAGATTAAAAGATGTCGAAGTGTGATGAATTAAGAAAATTACTTCTTGAATGGGGCGAAGACAATTATTTGCCCCTCAAGAAAAAAATTGCATATCTGGAAAATGAAAATTATCGTTTGAGGGAACAAAACAAAAGAGTCAATGAAAGAAATAAAAGACTTTCTATGATTATTAAGAAAAAAAGAGAGGAAGCAAACCAATGAAAATAGATAGAGGAATTGTTCAATGTGACAGATGTAAAAGAATTTTCAAAACCAAAGAGGTCAATAATTATAAAATCTCATATCAAGCAGGTGGATTGAAAAGTGATGGTGGCTGTGGGCTTGTAACAAAAAAAGCAGAAATATGTTCCGATTGTAATATGGATTTTGATGATTTTATGCGTAATAAACCAGTAAGAGGACGTGATATCAATGACAGGTAAAGAATGGTCAAAATTATGTAAGGAACATGGTGTTGTTGTCATTGATGTAAACTACAAGAATATGACGCATGAAGATACTATTAAGTTTTTTGATTTATTAAATACTGCAATGGATCATGCTTTTGCTAGAAAGTACGATTTGGAAACTGGCCAATATGAGGATTATGCATTGCCTGATGGAGCTACATATTACGAGGATGATATGAACAAGAAAATTGCTTGTTGTGAATGCGGAAAGAAAATCATGTATGGAGCTTCTTATACATCAAGAATCATCTTGAATAGCGGTGGATTTGGCTATGCAGTATGTGAAGATTGTTATTACAAAAATGACATGAAAGATATCGTTAAGAAAGGATGAACAAAGATGATTAAAGTAGAAGAAATCGCTGAAAAATACAAAGGCTACGAAGTGGACGAGGAGAAACTAAAAGAGTTTCTCACTCTGCCTAAACCTAAAACAGTATGGGATTTAAAAGGAAGTGATAAATATTGGTATATTTCAGATTATGGGCAAATTTGTAAAAGTACATGGATTAATTTTGAATGTGAGATTATTAGAAGAGCTATTGGAAATTGTTTCTTAACAAAAAAAGAAGGCGAATTTGAAGTTGAAAGACGCAAGGTTGAAACCACTTTGTTGAAATACGGAAAAAAAGGCAAAAGTTCTCAAGATGAAGAATATTTTATTCTTTATGATTTTGTTGATAAAAAGGTTGCAATTTATCCGAGTGGAGGAGTTTGCTATCAAGGCACTATTTATTTTACATCCTATGCTTTAGCACAAAAAGCTATTAAAGAGGCTGGGAAAGACAACATCAAGAAATATATTTTTGGAGTTGATGTTGAATACGTTAAGAAAGGTTAAGGTGTAAAAAAATCTGTAGATTGCAGAAAAAACGGTACTAAGGAGGAACAACAATGAAAACAGTAAAAGAATTAGAAACTATGTTAGAAGAAGTTAGAAAAGATTTAGAAGAACTTAAAAAGAACAAAAACAGTTTTGAACCAACACCAAAAGGCTGGAAGCCTAAAAATGGAGAAAAATATTGGGTCGCACATTATAATTTAAGCCCAACAGTTTTCATTTGTGATGAAAGAACAATAACTAATAATATTATTAAATACAACCGCATTTTTAAAACTGTAGAAGAATGTCAACTATATTGTGATGTTCAAAGAGCATTTATGGACGCTTCTAGGGAGTATGTTTTAAATAAATACAACTACGTTCTTCGTTATGCGCACGAAGGTGGGGAAGTATTCATAACACCCTATACTAATGTTCAACCTACAGAATTATTTTTCGACAGTGAGGAAACAGTTCAAAATCTCATTGATAAATTCGGTGAGGAAAATATCAAACGTTACTATTTAGGGGTGTATTGATATGAAAAACTTTGAAAAATATGAAAAAGAGATTAAAGAGATAGTGAATCAAAATAAGCTTATTGCGGTTGTAAATAATAAACCATGTGTTTGTGAATGTAAGTGTACTGGATGCAAATTTGATAAAAGTAAAGGCGATATGAGAGGTTGCATAGTAAAAGCTTTTGAATGGCTCTATGAAGAATATAAAGAACCTATCAAGCTATCTCGTTTAGAATTTGAATTGTTGAAATGTCTTAAAGGTGAAAAACTTGAATATCTAGCAAGGGATAAATGTAAAGTTTATGTTCATGCATATGGCCCTAAACCTCAAAAAGGAAATCTCGGTTGGTTTACGGAGACAAGAGATTGCTGTTGTATGTCTTTATTTAGTAATTGTTTTAAATTCATCAAATGGGAAGATGAAGAACCAACTAATATTAAAGAACTTTTAGAAAATTGTGAGGTAATAGATGATGAATAAATATGAAGAAGCGTTTAATGTAATTGAAACAATTTTACATTTAATGTGCGGTGAAGAAAGAGAAGATAATTATAAACCATCACATGATGAAATGGTTAATTCTATGGAAGATTTTAAAGAATTAGTAGAAAGAGCAACACCTCAAAAGCTTCTCTATAATGGAGAATACGTTTCATTTTGTAACTGTCCTAATTGTAAGAAAGTCGTTCCTATACATGGTAATTATTGTCCTCGTTGCAGTCAAGCACTAGATTGGAGGGTTGAAAATGACTAAAACAAGAGAACAACTAATATCTATGTTCCAACATATGAAAACAATGTCTAATGATAATGCAATCAAACACATCAGGCATGAAGATATCGATACTACTTGTGGCTATCTTTTAGAAGATAAGCAAGAGATTGAAAAGTTAGAAAAAGCGCTTGATGAAGCGTGTAAGAGATTATCATACGAAAATGAAATAACGTGTATGCACTTAAAACAACAATACGCTTGGGCTAAAAATAAAGTGCCAAAAACCAAAGAACAAATTAAAGAGGAGTTGATGAAAAATGACAAAATTTGAATTGGATCTATTAAAAGAATTCTCTGATGATGGTTGTGGTGATGATTGTTTTGATGAAATTGGTATGCTTGTTGGCATGAGGATGAGAGGCTACTTTCAAGATGCCGAAGATGATGAAACCATTGATGAATTGATTTGGAGGTATGAGGAATGTATAAGCCACCAATAGAAATAGTAATGAAAGAAGTGTTTCAAAAGATGAATGAGGAGTTTGAAAATGCAGTATTTAAAGCTGTACGAAAAGTCGGCATAAATGTTGATAAAGAAGAACTCCTAAAAGCTCTAATTTATGATAGAGGACAATATGATAAAGGCTATGAGGATGCAATGAATGAAATCAAGCATCCTCAACCCCTTAAATTTGAAGATTTAACTCCTGGTATGTGGGTTTGGGATAATTTCTTTACAACTTTTACAAGAGTAGAAAATACATATTTATATTCTGATGATGCTCTTGCCAAAGGAACTAAAATGACAACGTTTTATTGCGATACAGGTGTTCTAACTAGGGTGTTTAAAGAAAACAGATATTATCCAGTTCAAATTCCATGGGAAGGAGATAAAAAACAATGGGAACGTACTATAGAAAGTTACAAACAGTAAAGCATGCGTTGCAATACTATATCACTAGACCAAACGCTAATGAGAAAGATTTAGCAAGAGAAAAGAATTTATTAAAACAAGTTGAAGAAGAAGTGGAAATTTTCCAAGAAAGAAATCATATTCCAAAAAAAGAGGTGGAAATAAATGATTAAATATTGCCCAGATTTAACCGGGTTTGAAATAAGAGAATCGTATTTACGCGGGGGAGGAACGAATAAAACAGTTATTTTAAATCATTGTTTAAAAGATTCATGCATTGCTTATAAGAATGGTAAATGCATTAAATATAATAACAATGTAGAGATAAGACAAGAGGAGAGGAAATAAATGAAAAAAGTATTAATCATATTAGCAAGTGTATTTGTTTTAACTGGATGCTCAAAAGCATCTAGAGTTAATCATAATATTAGAGAAGATGCCAACAATTTTAAAATCACAAGAAAAGTCGTTGCTCTTAACACAAGAACAAATGATCCTTTATTTACCGTTGAGGGAAAGATTTCCCTTGATAGTGATGAAGATGGAGATTTAAACGTAACAATCAAAACTGGAAAAGGAAAGTACAAGTTGTTCTATGCTCATTTATCAAATGATGTTACATACACCTGTATTCAAACAGAAGCCAAGAAAGAAAACCCTTATGCCTATGACATTCAGTTCTTTCCAGCAAAAGAAGTTATTGAAAATGGGATTATTGATATTAAATCGAGTGAGTAGGTGATAAATAATGCAGGTTAAATCAGAAACTGAAAAGGATATAGAAAAACGCTGTGAAAATTTAAAAGAACAAAATGAATCGCTGATTAACGGGGTGGAAGCTGCAGAAAAAACAATAAACAATCTATATGGTTTGCTTCGAGAATACTGTCAGCAAAAAGAAAAACTCTTAAAACAAAATACAAAATTGTTAGCGATTTATACTGTCGTTATCATAGCTCATGTAATCACTACGATTATTGATCAATCGTATCGAAATACACTTATGTTTTATTTTCTTACAATCGTAAGTCTTGTGTATGGTATTGGTTGTGTAGTCAAAAGTCATAAAAGAAAAGGTGGTTGGAATGAATATATTGATTGAAAAACTTAATGATTGTCAGTTGACTGAACAAGAAATCAAATACGTCATTGGTCGTTTAACATGTGCAACCAACTTTGATAAAGAATTGCATTTGAAGGCAATTGAAAAGCTTGGAATACAAAGAAAGTACCTTGAAGAAGGCAATGTAGAAATAAAAGAAGATGGTGATAAATAATGTACATTAACCCATTTTGGTGTGGAGTTGCAGCAACTATTCTTGCTGAATTGGTAGGAATAATTGCTTATGCAATTTATCAAGATCACAAAAATTAATAATTAATTATTTTGGAGGGCAAGGAATGAAATATACAGATGAAGAAAAGAAGATCATTGATGAAGTTAAAAAATATCTTAGAGAATTACGTCTAATAAATATTGAAAAATTCTCTTTAACATTTGAAATTGAGGACATTCCAAGCCCTCAATCAATTAAATACAGTGATGAAGCTCCTGGAGGCTTTTCAAAATCCAAAGGAGAACAAATCACTTCTAATATGTTGCGCAGGGAGCTTCTAACAAAACGTCTAGAGCTCTTTAATAAGGAACTCGATAAATTTATGCCGTTAGTATATTTACTCAACGCAGGGCATAGAAACATCATTAGAACATATGTATGTTCAAGAGGATATAATGAAATGATTGACACATTGGAAGAATCATTTTGTATCAGCAAATCAACTTACAAAAGAGAGTTTCCAAAAGCATGTTTAGAATTATCTAAATATCTTGACATGGAGCACCGCCCATCACTTGAAAAATTGAATAATATTTTTTATGAAAGCATCAAGAATGAATAAAAATTTCATTCTTTTTCTTTGCTTTTTTATCACAAATGATAATTTTTTATTAAAAGTGGACCCATTTTGGACCCAAACTGAACCCAAAGTGAGCCCTAATTGGACCCAAAGTGGACCTAGAATGAACCCTTATTTCCATGCTATTATGCTATTGTGGTTTTTAAAGAAATGAAACAATCCCATTTAATTTAAAATCACAGTTCAGACATATAGGTTAAACCCCTTGCAAAAAAGTTCCTTACGGGAGCTTTTTTCTTTTGCAAAGAACAACGTCGCAGTTTTAACTGCTGTTTATATAAATAAAAAAACGGAGGTGGTGACATGATTTGGAAAAACACGAGTTAGCGTTTGAAGACTATAAAAACGGCATGAAGCAAAAAGAAATCGCTAAAAAATATGGTACGACAATCAACACCGTCAAGTCATGGTCACGCCGTTACGAGTGGTCAAAAAAGAAGAAAAAGGGTGCACCCCAAAATAAAAGTGTGCACACCAAAAAAGAATGCAAAAAAATAGCTGAAGAAATAGTAGAAACAAGTGAGCTGGATGAAGAACATCAGCTCTTTTGTATTTATTATTTGAAATATCACAATAAAGTCAAAGCATATCAAAAAGTAAAGCCAAATACTCCATACAACAGTGCTTGTGTGATGGCTTCAAGGTGGTCTAAACAGCCGGCAGTAATAGAAGAAATAAATCGTTTAAAAAAAGAATTGTATGAAGATGCTCTTCTTGATCCGCAAGATATTGTTCAAAAATATATTGATATTGCCTTTGCTGATTTGAATGATTATTTGGAATATGGCCGAGAGGAAGTACCAGTAATTATTAAAAATCCTGATACAGGTGAGGATGAAGTTCTAAAGCGAACTGTCAATATGGTTAAATTCAAAGAATCGGCATTTGCTGATGGAACAATATTAAGTGAAGTTAAACAAGGACGTAATGGAGCAAGTATTAAATTAGCTGATAGAATGAAAGCTCTTGATTGGTTATCTAAACACATGAATATCACTACTGAAGAACAAAAACTCAAGATTGAAGTATTGAAAAAACAATTGAATACGAATGATCAAGAAGATGATGGAGTTGAAATCATAAATGATGCACCAATCTAAGAAAAAGCAGGTTCGTATTTCAGATATTGTCATTCCAAAGTTTTTGACTTGTTTCAACGATATTTCACATGTTCATAAAATTATGGATAGTGGTCGTGCTGGAACAAAATCAAGTTATGCTGCTATTCATGGGATTTATAAGATTGTAAGTGAAGATGAATGCTCGGTAATAGTCATGAGAAAGTTCCACAATAAGCTTTCTAAGACTGTCTACAATGAATTTAAACGTGCAATCAAACGTTTAGGATTGAAGAAAAAACAGTTTAAGATAACAAAGAATCCAATGAAGATTACATATCTTAAAAATGGTAATTCGGTTTATTTTACAGGGAACGACTCTATCGATGATACAAAAGGGATCATTGATGAAGAAAAGCCTATCAAACTTGTTATTTTAGATGAGCTGACCGAGTTTTTTGAACGTGGCCAAGGAGAAGATGAAATATCCAACATAGAAGCGACATTCGTACGTGGTAATGATGATGAATTCTGTATGGAGTATTATTTCAACCCTCCTAAAAATCCTAACGCATCCATTTTTAAATGGGTCAAAAAGATGGAAAAACGTAGTGACTGCATTCATATCCATGTTGATTATAGAGATGTTCCAGAAAAGTGGCTTGGTAAAAAGCTTATTCAATCAGCAATGGAAATGAAAAAAGTCGATGAAAGAATGTACAACTGGATTTGGCTAGGAATATCAATTGGATTGGATGAAATCATTTATTACATGTTTGATAAAGATAAACATATTTTGGATAGAAATCTTACAAATGATGAAATAAACGGAATTACAAGGATTGATGCATCTTGTGATTATGGCCAAATGAATGCGACAGTATTTGAGTTTTGGGGACTCAATCCTACATTGAAAACTGTTTTTGGACTTGATGAATTTTATCATTCAGGGCGTGAAAGTGGTAAACAGCTGACACCTAGTGAGTATGCATTTAAATTCAAGAAGATGTGCGAAAAAATCAAGGAAGAATTTGGACAATATCCTCGAAACCTCTATATTGACCCAAGTGCACGAGGACTTGCTGAAGAAATCAAAAGAGCCTGTCCGTTTATCAAAATAAGAGGCGCTCAAAATGATGTCAAATTAGGGATTTCAAGAGTCCAAAAAGCAATAGCGTTTCAAAAAGTACTGTTCAGTACACGTCAGGAAATGCTTTTGAATGAAATCGTCATTTACAGCTATGATAAAAAAAGCATTGAAAGTGGTATTGAAAAACCTGTAAAAGATGATGATCACTGCATGGATGCATTGAGATATTACATCATGGGCATCTGGAAATATATTAAAAGATATCTTCCTGATGTAGAGAAGAATGAAGGTGGTGAGGATGATTAGTGTTTACAGCGATAAAAAGATTTCTAGAAAGGATTAAGAATAGAATGTTTGCAACAAAAGATATAAATAAATTTTTCGATATCGATATTGCAATGTCGAATGACATGGTCGATTCAATTGATTTATGGAATAAGATTTTAGAAAACAAACAGCCTTGGCTTGATAATGAAAAAGGTGTTAAATCATTGGCATTGGCTCAAGGAATTGGTGAAGAGCTTTCTAAAACATCAACAAGAGAATTGATATCAAAAGTTATATCGAATGATTTTGTCAATCAGGAATATCAAGAGTTTATTAAGGATATGAATGAAAATCTTCAATGGGCTTTAGGCGAAGGCGGTGTTGTTTTCAAACCATATGTCAGTGACAATCAAATATTCGTTGATATTGTACATGCTGATAAGTTCTTTCCTGTTACGTTTAACGGAAGAAAGAAAATCACCGCAGGTATCTTTGTAGAACAGATTTTTAAAGGCAAAAACGTATATACTCGATTGGAATATCAAAAGTACGAAAATGGAGTAAATACATTTGAAAACTATGCTTTCATGAAAAAAGATTATTCTCAAGGAAATTACAATTTCTATACGGATTTTGGTAATCAAATTCCATTGGAAACCGTTCCCGAGTGGAAAGACTTGGAAGAACATTTTGAGATTGGCAATGTTGACAGGCCACTTTTTTCTTACTTCAAAACACCAGTCATCAATACAATTGATAAGATGTCCCCGCTCGGTGTACCTTGTTATGTCAAAGCAATCAATTTGATTAAAGATGCAGAGGAACAATACAGCAGATACATTTGGGAATTCGTTGGTGGCGAAATGGCAGTTGAAGCATCAAGTGATGCATTTGAAATTGATTCACGTACCAATGAACCAAAACTTCCTGAAGGAAAGAAAAGATTGTACAGAACATACGATATTGATAATCCTTCAGGACAAACAACTAATATCAATGAATTAATCAAAGTACATGCACCTCAATTAAGAGATGCCAACTACGCTGCAGGTTTCAATGATATTCTAAAGAGAATCGAATTCGAATGTGGTTTATCGTATGGTGATTTAAGTGATCCACAACAAGTCGATAAAACTGCAGAAGAAATCAAATCATCCAAACAAAGGAAATATGATACTGTTTCAGCTATTCAAGACAGTTTGAATACTGTACTTGAGGATGTAGCATATGCAATGAATGTCTACGCTATTGGAATGGGCAAATCAAAGTCTATGGAATGTGTTGTTGAAACTGATTGGGGAGACAGTATCTTGACCGATACTGAAAAACAAAGAAATATCGACCTTCAAGAAGTCAATGCTGGTTTGATGCCTGAATGGAAATACAAAGTCAAATGGCAAGGCATGAGTGAAGAAGAAGCAAAAAGAGAAGTTGCTGAAAATTCTGATGAAGGCATTGAATATGATGATGAAGATGACGATACAGAAGAGGATGTAAATGTTAACTGATAAATTTTTAGAAGAGTCGGGTGATGATGTCTCAAATGACTTCAGCACATTGGAAACTCTTCTTTTAATTTGGATGGGTTTGCGTTTAAGAAATCTTGCATCTTTAGAAGATATCGAAGAAGAGTATCCAAAATGGAAAAATAAAGCAAGTAGAGAGTTTTTTGAATATTCGGGTACTGAATTCCAAAAGGTCAAGAAATCGTCTCAAAGCAAAGTAAAAACAGCTATCAAGAGCGGCATAGCAATGACAGTAAGCAATATCTTTTCAAGATTAAAAGATACTGATTCTCAAACTTCTAAAAAAGACATGATGAACAGGTCAAATAAGAATTTGAACAAGGGTATCAAGGATACTCAAGGTGAAATCAAAAACCTTTGCAACATTTCAAGAAAATGCACCAACAAGCAGTTTATAAAGGCATGTGATGAAGCATATTCTAGAATTGTTACAGGAAACAATGCCGACAAAGCCATTGAATTATCAATCAGAAAGCTTTCTCAAAAAGGTATCGAAGTAGTTGGTTATACTGATCATACAATTTCAATGGATGCTGCAGTTAAAAGAGCAGTTACAAGTGGTGTCAATCAAACGTCTTTGAAATTTAAAATGGATAACTGCAAAGAGTTGGGCATTAACATTGTAAAGACTTCAAGTCATGGAGGTGCTCGACCATCCCATCAGGAATGGCAAGGTAAATTATTTTATCTTCACACTCCTGTAAAAGGTCTACAGAACTTTAAAAAGGCAACGGGATATGGCCGTGTTGATGGTCTAGGTGGAGCAAACTGTAGACATTCTTTTTATGAAGTTACTGATTATGAGTATAAGAACAATCTGGTCGATACCGAAGAATTTGACAAGAACAGGAATGATGATCAATACGAGCTGGAACAAAAGCAAAGATATTATGAACGTCAGATTCGTTCTTGGAAGAAAAGAAAGAATATTCTTGATGAATGCGGTGTAGATTCCACCAAAGAAGCTAAAAAGATTAGAGAATGGCAAGATAAACGTTCTCAATTCATTAAAGAAAGCAACATTCAATTCAAGAAAGAACATGGTATTGATAATGTTCTTAAAAAGGCTTATATGAGAGAGAAAGTTGTTAATAAAAATATAGATCAAATGTATAGACCTGTTAAAAGAAGTGGTTCTGATATTGATTTCAAATACAGCGAGGATGTAAAAATCAAAGCTCAAAGAGTAACTACTTATGGTGATGAAGTATATGTTTCAGACAATACAAAAATCAAACCAATGACACTTCATAGAATCAAAACTCATAATGATGAGATACTAAAAGAGTATGGGATTGATAAAAAACCTAAAATTGTAATATTTGACATAAACGAATACAGTGGAGCGTATGGCAAATATAACGCCGTTGACAACACAGTATATTATTGTTCTGATATTTTAAGCAAGGAATTAAAAAAAGATGTGGATACCGTAAGGCATGAATTATGGCATATGAACCAAGCAGAAGAATATAGAGCTAAATTTGGTGAGATAACTGATGAAAATCATCTTGATTATATTGCTTACACATGTGGCGTAGCAAAAAAATACATTGATAAAATGGGTATTAATGAATATAATGTAGGTGAGATAAGTGATTACGCCAAAAAGATGTATAAGTATTCACGTTATGATGAAGTGGAAGCTGAATACATAGCTTCAACTAGCAGAAAGGGGCGGAAATAAAATGACTTTAAGACATTATCCTAAAGAAATAGAAGAACTAATGAAAATATGGGAACCGTATGAAGATAAAGTAAAAGATGGAGTTATGAGAGATGCCCCAAAAGAAGCGATTGAAGCGTTTAATAAGTGTAAAAAATGGGCTTGGGAACAAGGACAATAAATAATAAGTCAACGAAAGTTGGCTTTTTCTTTTACTTAAAATCAGGAGATTTGATATGAAAACTTTAATAAAAGTATTATTCGTTCTTTTAATTGCTTTAAAGCTTATTGATCTATTCATTTGTGGGTTATGTAAAATTCTTATCCCACTTTTTATTTTCAGCTTAATTATGGTTATTGCTTTTGTTTTAGAAATATTTTAGTAAAAAAGGAGAAAACAAATGGGTTCAGATGAATTTTTAGATTTATGTAAAAAAGTAGTCAGAGAGTACACAGAAGAACATCTTGATAAAACGGATGGCAAAGTTGATTTTGATGTTTATGCTGTTTGGAGTTGCAAAGCGTTACAAAATAGTAAAGCATTAGCATCAACATCTCTTTCGGATGGAATGTACTATGAATTAACTTACAACGGAGATAAGAAAGAACTTTATTTAGATGCTTATAAGAAATTTGAAAATAGATGCATCAAGCTAGGAGGAAAATAAAAATGAAATTTGAAAGAGCATTTAAGTTTATGATGCAAAGCGGAGAAAAAATTAAACTTCCATCATGGGGCGGATATTGGTATTGGGATGATGAAAAGAAAACAGTAATCATGCATACCAAAGAAGGCAAAGAAATGGATATTAGAGAAACCGAAAGAGTTATTTATACATTATCTAATATTCTTGATGATGGATGGGTTCTTGCTGATGAAGAAAACTGCCCAGAATTAGGAGGAGAAGTTACTTTTGGTTTTGATGAAGCTATCAAATATCTAAAAAGAGGAATGAAGCTTGCTAGAAAAGGTTGGAACGGTAAAGGAATTTTTATTCATTTATGTGAAACAGATGCAACAACAAATCCTTTTGTTTGTATAGATTCATCTAATTTACAAACTGATAATCTAGATGCAAAGAAAAATATTGTACCTTGGGCACCATCACAAACTGATATGTTAGCGGATGACTGGGTATTTTTTGAATAGGAGGATGCATAAATGAAATTATTTATATCACAGCCAATGGCAGGAAAAACGGATAAAGAAATCCTAGATGAAAGAGAAAGGGTGCTATGCAATGTAAAAGAATTATTTCCTGATAAAGAA